GCTTGTTGTGCTATATCAACCTGGTATTGTCGTAGCTTCATATTAAAAATAATTGTTTTTCGATTATCTTACTTCCTTTACTTAAATTATCAAATGCCCAAAGAGGCTGCAAATTTGTATAGTGAAATAATTTTATTAGTTCTTCTTCTGTTTTAGCTGAAGCGCATGGAATAATATGGTCGATATGCCACTCACCTTTATTATTCCAAGTCATTCCTTTTGTAAACTGCTTCTCTAAATGCGCTTTAAATGTTTCAAAATCACAACCTAACATATCAATTGTACATTTTGACTTAATATATTTTTTAGCTTTTAATGCAGAATTCATTCTACTGCCTAAATTACATTTTAATTTAAATAAAGGGTCTATTTGTTTTCTTTTTTTATAATAATTTTTATTATACTCGTTATTATATTTATTATATATTTTATTTTTTCCGCTTATTTTTTCTTTATTATTTTCCCTCCAAGTTTTGTGATAAATTTTATTATACTCTTTGGCTTTTTCTGGATTTAATTTTCTCCAATTTTGTAAATATTTTTTTTGTTTTTCTTTTGTTTTTTCAGTATATAATCTTGTTGTTTCTTTTCTTTTTTCTTTATTTTTTTCTTTATAAATTTTATTATATAGATTGCGCTTTTCTAATATTTTTTGCTTATTATTTTCATAATATTGTTTTTGTTTTTTATTAATTATTTCTTTATTATTTTCATAATATTGTTTTTGTTTTTCTCGCTTTTCTTCCTTTGTCATATCTTCACCTTATAAAATTCTAGCTTATCTTTAAGCATTTGATTCTCTACCTTCAACTCATTGATTTGCGCATCCATTTTGCAATACTTACCGTAAATAAATAGCAGTCGATTGTATGTTTGTTCAATTGATTTTAAGCGCAATTCATTAACCTCATCTTTAGCTTGCTCTTCGATTAATGTTTTCTCACTTCGAAACAGCATATTCTTAATAAACAAAATAGCCTTCCTGTATTCAATCTCAAGTATTTGTTCGGAGTCAAATCCATTAGCTCTAAACAATTCTAATTCTCGCTTGCTATATTCCATGATTACGCTCTATTTCGTCCCACACATCCAAAGTTGTAGGATTAGTAACTTGACTTGTTAGCATGAACTTCATGACTCCGTTAGATGTTAAGCTGTCGTACTTCAAATTAAAGAACTCAGCGTATTTCTTTATAGCAATTGTTATGCTATTTTGCGTTTTCATATCCGACATCTTACTAACGAAACCCTTGTATCTTTCAATAAAGTCTTTAATACTTATCCATTCGTCATTTTTAAGCGTTTTAATACACTCAAATAATTCTTTTGTAATATCCGCTTCAAGTTGTTTATAAGGCAAGGAAATCGATTCGTAAGGTATTAATCCACTACTTAAATACTTCTTTAAGCATTCAATCATGTAGCTGTCAAATCTAGCCCATTCCAATCCATCCCAATCATCAAATAATTTATGTTTAAAAAAATGAATCGGAGTATATTTTGCATTGAAAAACGGAGATAATTCAACCTCAAACTTCCTAGCTTCAAAACTACCGCCGTTACCCTTAATAGTGTAGTTCGTTGTTATAACAATTTTCGGACTATCTTCTATTGGCAATTTAATAGTATCCTTACCTTTATAGGTTAATTCGATTCCTTCCGTAATAACCGAGAACAAATTTATAAATGGGAAGTTTTTACGTACATCATCCCATACTAGCACTTGGCAATCTGTTTTTACACTTTGATATGGGAATCCTGAATCGAATCTAAACGCTTTGCCATCCAAACTTTGTACTTTCTTTAGGTGTTTTATGCCATTACAGAATAAACCTTTACCGCTTCGTCCATTTGGGTCGTCTGAAATCAACTCATCGTTTAATATTATAGCCTTATTGTCACCTCCAGCGTTGTATGAATGAAGTAAATAACCGATAACACTTTGGAAGGTTGCATATCGTTTAGTGCATTCTCCGGCTATCTTCCAAATGAAAGTACGGTATTCGCATTCGTGATGGTCAGTTTGTATGTAATCACGTTTAATGACTTGTTGTTCCCAAATAGATAAGCCATAACTATTATACGGCTTTAATTCTGCATTATCTTTATTTACTTCAACTACTCCATTCTTATAAAACAAATAGCTAGTATCTTTCGTATCTCTTAATACCTCGATTTTCTCCGATTTAATCATTGAAAGAAAGTCACGTTTAAAAATACTTGTTCTACCGCTCATTAAGTTAAATGCTTTTTGCCCTAAATTATTTTCCAGGATGTAATTCAATACGTAATCTTTCAATTCGTACTCATCCTTTATCTCTAAAAATATTCCGTTCTTCTTTATTAAATTAAAACCACTATTTTCGTTTGGCTTATTCTTTGAGAAATGATTAGCTTCTAGAAACATCTTAAAATTATAGTTGTTTAAAGATAGCTTACCATTTTCAGCCTCCGAGTAAAATGCCTCTGTATTATCGTTGTTCATATTGTTATTTTTTTAAAATTTTCAAGTTTAAATATTACTCTAGGTTTCATGCCTTTGGTTTTAAAATGTTCACCTTCTAAAAGTTTGACAAAGCTCTCGATATATAAACACTTTTCTTTTATATCGTAAATAATTAAAAAAGGTTCCACTTTTGTATCTTTAAAAAATTCCATCCTTCTATTAATCTGCCATTCAGGTAGACCATGACCGTCAAATGGTGGCGCAATAAATTTCTCCTGAGTTTTAACTTCGCCTAAACACCATTTATTTTTATACTTAAACATAATGTCTACTTGCATAAATGGTATTTTTTTTCCTTTAAACCAATCTCGAACTAAATCCTCACCAGCAAAACCTATTTTACAGTTCTCTAAATTACTTTCTAAAAAACTCATATTCTTGACTTAATTAAATCAAAATATTTATTTTCAATCTCTATTCCTGTAGCTAATCTATTGGTATTTTTGCAAGCTATTAACGTACTTCCTCCTCCAGCAAAAGGCTCTAATATCTTATCGTTTTCTTTTGTACTCTTTTTTATTAAATACTCTAATAAATCAATAGGCTTTTCAGTTGGGTGTATATTTGCGCTAGGAGTAACTCTATTAAAAGATAATATATCTCTGTCTCTAGTTCCGTTTAAATCCTTCCAAACCTTATTATATCCAAAGTAAACAATATCATAAGAAAATCCATAAGTTTTTAAATCTCCCATTCCGATAACTTTTCTGTCCCAAATAAGAATATTTTTTAAATTTAAATACTTTTCTATTATTGGCTTTATCTCAGATAAATAATCAATATTTCCAAATAAATAAAAGTGCGCATCTTCTTTTAAAAGTGGCACTGATTCACGAAGTACATTTTCAAACAATGTAATAGTATCTTCTATTTTATCATTCGCTATCTTTTCCTGATTATTCCACCCACTTTTAAAATCCATTCCGTAAGGTGGGTCACTCAACAATAAATCAAAAGAATTTTTTTCTAAAGTAGGTAATATTTCCACACTATCGCCTAGTAATATAATTTGATTAGTATTTATTATTTCAATTGGCTTTTCAAATTCTGCTTTTTTTTGCTCAAAATTAACTTTCTTTTCCTCTTTCTTTATTTCTTGGTATGCTTGATTAATTGTAATTTCATTACTCAAAACTTTCTCCTCTAATTCTGGTGTAGCATTTTTGAATACAACATCCGCCATTGCAACTTTTCCTGTACTCCAATCAAGTGCTTTTGCTATTTCTTTTTGAGTGTTGTGTTTTGGTTTATCAACTATTGATAAAGCAGAAATAGGCTTTCTCTCCATTGCTTCTTTACCCTTTTCTAAAAGTATTTCCTTTTTAATTTGCTGTAATTTATACTTCCATCCATCGGTTAAATTACGCCTTCCGTTTTGGTTATCAATCATCCAAAGTTTAACCTCGCTCTCATCCTTAAAATGTTTACTTTCGGTTTGATAATCTAAGCCCCATTTTGTTGCTATCTCATAACGGTTATGACCATCAATTATAACACCATTCCAAGTGATAATTTTCTCTCGGATACCTTCAGCGCAACAATTCTCTTCTAATTGCTTAAACTCCTCAGCTGTTAAAGCTGGTATTAACTTTTTAAATTCTTCTTTAATCTCTAACATAATAATTTGTTTAAATAAAAAAACTCCTGCCTTCAGGGTCGCATCCGTCAGACAAGAGTTTTTAACTAATTTCTTTTTGCTTATGCGACAAGCCCTACAAATATACGAAACTTTTCTTAATAAGTTACGTTTTAAATGTTTTTACTACTTTTTCTTACTTTTTCTAAACTTTTTCCTTACGAATCCTTTACTGCTATTGGCTAATATCAATTTAGGAAAAACAAAAAAAGTTTTTCGGGTTTTTTTTACAAAAAATATTTTCTATATTCTGCGCAATATGGGGGTTTTTTTCTCAAAACTTTTCCTAAACCTCTACAGCCCTTATAAACACTAAAGAAAAATCAGAAAAAGTTAGGAAAAAGTTAAGAAAAAGTAGGAAAAAGTTGCGTTTTTGTAGGTAAAACTTTTCCTAATTTGGCTTTTAACCACAAAAAAAACCCAACCACAACTAAATGCGATTGGGTTTTAAAGTTTACTTTTGTCTTATTATAACAAAGTATAAGCAAAATTAAAACTTCGCTTATACGGCTGTTAGGCAACATTTAAAGAGAATCCGCACTCACTTAAAAATGATTGACCAACTGGAGAACCTAACCATTGAATTAAGTTTAAACAAATATTTTCTTCGTCATCAGTTAAGTATCTTTCAGGTGTTGTTTGATTATCATTTTGCCACCCAAAAATAATAGCCGATAAACATCTATTAGCCGAACTATCTCTTTTAAATATTTCGATAAATTTATCGTGCATTTCCTTTTCTTTTGGATTGTCTTTAAATCTGTATTCCTTATTTGTTTTCATAATTAAAAACGTTGCCTAACACACGGTAGCAGTAATACGGGTGTTAGTGGTTATTGAAATATACTGCATTCTATTATCTTTTGCGTTACTGGATAGCTTTGTGCGGTTAAATCCCGTACTACTGCTACCGTCAAACGTTATAAACAATCTGTTTACACTAAACTCTTTAGTGTAATTAAAATGGCAAATCTCCGTCACCTTCTGCCGGCTCTATTGCTTTTTCAATTATTGTTTTTTCTTCACGCACAATCTTCCACACCTCCAAAGAATTGAATATTTTAACTTCTCCTTGTGGATTAGTCCATTCACGTCCACGTATATTAAACTCAACATCAATTAATTCACCTACCTGGATCCCATCCAATAAGTTACACTTATCTTGCGTTAACTGAAATTGGATAGGTTGTGGATAATCACCTTCAGTCATACCGGCAAATTCTCGCTTTCTAAACTTTGCTGAAACCTCGATCGTTTCGCATACTACTTTTACTGTTACTTTCATACTATTTGTTTTTACTTTGTTAATTGTTCATCACACAACAACCATCTTCTATTGGTA